GATCCGCGCGACGCGGCCCCCCACGGCCCGACACGGGGGCAAGGGCCATGTTTCTCTCAAATATTTACATAAAATTTCGTTTGGCCTATAACTATCCTATAAAAGGGCATATAATCCCATAAAATAGCTAGGGTCCCCCGATGAATGTTAATCTAAATCCGGCGCAGCAAGAGAAAGCTTTGAAGCTTGAATTGAGGCTCGCTCAGATAGCCAAGAACGAGGGTTGTCAGGAAAATTTTTTGGATTTTGTCCGTGCGATGTGGCCAGAGTTTATCGCTGGAAGGCATCATAAAATAATTGCGGACAAGCTTGAGCGGGTCGCGCGCGGCGAACTAAAGCGTCTGATTATCAACATGGCTCCGCGGCACACGAAGAGTGAGTTTGCGTCGTTTTTGTTTCCTGCTTGGATGATGGGCCGTGATCCGCGAATGAAGATCATACAGGCTACGCACACGACGGAGTTGGCGGTTAACTTTGGTCGGAAGACGAAGAATCTTTTGGATCAGGACGGTTACCGCGAGGTTTTTCCTGACGTTAAGTTAGCTGCGGACAGTAAGGCGAGTGGTCGTTGGGACACGAGTGCTGGCGGGATGTATTATGCTGTTGGTGTTGGTTCGAATTTGGCGGGTCGTGGTGGTGATTTAATTATCATTGACGACCCTCATTCGGAGCAGACTGCGATGAGTGCTCATGGTTTTGACGATGCTTGGGATTGGTATACTGGGGGTCCCCGGCAGCGTTTACAGCCGGGTGGTTCTATTGTTTTGGTTCAGACTCGGTGGTCTGAGAAGGACATGACTGGTCAGTTATTGCGGGCGATGGCTAAGGACCCTTTAGCGGATCAGTGGGAGGTTGTTGAGTTACCTGCTATTTTTGATGACGAGACTCCTTGTTGGCCTGAGTTTTGGAGTTTAGAGGATTTGACCGCGGTCCGCGCGTCTATCCCTCCGAGCAAGTGGAATGCGCAATATCAGCAGAATCCTACTGGTGAGGAGAATGCGATTATCCCTCGGGAGTGGTGGCGTCGTTGGGAGTCTAAGACGGTTCCTCAGTTAGAGTATGTGATTCAGAGTTATGACACTGCTTTTAGCAAGCGCGAGACGAGTGACTTTAGTGCTATTACGACTTGGGGTGTATTTTATCCGAACGAGGGTGGGAGTGGTCCGAATTTAATATTGTTGGATAGTAAGAAGGGTCGTTGGGATTTTCCTGAACTGAAGCAGATTGCTTTTGAGGAGTTTCAATTTTGGGACCCAGACACGGTTATTATTGAGGCGAAGGCGAGTGGTTTACCTTTGACGCAGGAGCTTAGGAATTCTGGTATTCCTGTTGTAAATTTCACGCCTAGTCGTGGTAATGACAAGGTTACTCGTCTTCATTCGGTCAGTCCTATGTTTGAGGCTGGGATGGTTTGGGTCCCTGACAAGGTTTGGGCAGACGAGTTAATTGAGGAGGTTGCGGCGTTTCCTAATGGCGAGCATGATGACTTGGTTGATAGTATGACACAGGCTTTAATGCGTTATCGTCAGGGTAATTTTGTTCAGTTGCCAACAGATGATTGGCAAGACGAAGAAGTTTCTGCTAAGGTGCGTGTATATTATTGACGGAGGGCCTTATGGCTATTGGCGGATTGATGGACACCAACGTCCCAAGTCAGTTGGATGAAGATGATTTACGGGCTGAGATTGAGCTTGAGATACCGGATTCTGGGGCTGACCCGTTTTTGGTTTCGGCTGATTTAGGCGAGGGGGCCCCTGAGATTGAGATTGTCGCGGAGGGTGACGGCGGTGTTACGGTAGACTTTGATCCGTCTGACATGCGCGGGGACTCTGACGATTTCTACGCTAATTTGGCTGAAGAGATACCGGATCGTGAGTTGAGTGCTATCGCGTCTGATTTATTGGGTGCGTATGATTCCAACCGGGCGAGTCGTCAGGAGTGGGAAGACACTTACAAGAATGGTTTAGAGCTTCTTGGCTTTAATTACGAGGAGCGGACGATGCCGTTCCGCGGTGCGAGTGGTGTTACGCATCCTTTGTTAGCGGAGGCTGCTACGCAATTTCAGGCTCAAGCGTTTAATGAGTTATTGCCTTCCAGCGGGCCTGTTCGGACGGTTGTTTTGGGCAAGGACACTCGTGAGAAGCAGGACCAAGCGAAGCGTGTCAAGCAGTTTATGAACTATTACATCACGAACGTCATGGAGGATTACACTCCTGACATGGACCAGATGTTGTTTTATTTACCGCTTGCTGGGAGTACGTTTAAGAAAGTTTACTATGACGAGGGTTTAGGCCGTGCGGTTAGTAAATTTGTGCCTGCGGAGAACTTGGTTGTTCCTTATGACACTGCGGATTTGGACAGTTGTCCTAATATAACGCAGGTTGTTCGTATGGATTTGAACGATTTGCGCAAGAAGCAGATTGCGGGTATTTACTTAGACATTGATGTTATTCCATCTCAGGGTGAGGTTACGGGTGTTCGTGACGAGATTGACCGGATTGATGGTTTTGAGCCTAATCAGATTGATTACGACTGTACTTTGCTTGAGTGCCACGTTGATTTGGACTTGTCTGGGTACGAGGAGCTTGACGACGATGGTGAGACTACGGGGATTAAGGTTCCTTATATTGTCACTATTTCGCAAGATAACGGGCAAATTCTGTCTATTCGTCGTAATTATGCGGAGGATGACGAGCGTAAGCGTAAGATCAGTTACTTTGTGCATTACAAGTTTTTGCCGGGGTTTGGTTTCTACGGCTTGGGTTTAATCCATACTATTGGTGGATTAGCGCGGTCCGCGACGAGTTCTTTGCGTCAATTGATTGATGCGGGTACGTTGTCGAACTTACCTGCGGGTTTCAAGGCCCGCGGCCTGCGGATCAGGGATGACGACGATCCTTTACAGCCGGGTGAATTTAGGGATGTTGACGCTCCGGGCGGCGCGATTCGTGACAGTTTGATGCCTTTGCCTTTCAAGGGTCCTGACCAGACGTTGTTTAATTTGTTGGGATTTGTTGTACAGGCTGGTCAGCGGTTTGCGACGATTACAGACATGAAGGTTGGCGACGGCAATCAGGACGCGGCTGTCGGCACTACGATAGCGATGTTGGAACAGGGTTCTCGTGTGATGAGCGCGGTTCACAAGCGTTTGCATTATGCGATGCGTTTAGAGTTCAAGATTTTGGCTCGTGTGATGTCGGAGAGTTTACCGCAGGAGTATCCTTATTCTGTTGCTGGTGACGATTCGTCGGTTATGGCGAAGGATTTTGATGACCGTGTAGACATTGTACCTGTTTCTAATCCGAACGTATTTAGTCAGGCGCAGCGGATTGCTTTGGCTCAGACTAAGTTGCAGTTAGCTGGTGCGGCTCCTGAGTTGCATAACATGCACGAGATTTACCGTGACATGTATGAGGCTTTGGGTGTTACGGATGTTGAGCGGATTATGCAGTCTTTACCGGACAGCGAGCCGCGGCCCACGGACCCTGCTCAGGAGAACATCAACGCGTTAGAGGCGATCCAGTTAAATGCGTTTACGGGTCAGGATCATCAGTCTCACATTATGGCTCACTTGGTTTTTGGCGCGAGTCCGATGGTTGCGCAGATGGCTCCTGTAGCGATTTCGTTGCAGAAGCACATTATGGAGCACGTTAAGGTTCAGGCTGAAGAACAGGCTTTGGCTCAAATGCAGCAAGTTCCGGGTGGCGACGAGGGTCAGATGGAGATGCAGTATCAGGCTATGGTTGCTCAGTTGGTAGCGCAGGGTATGCAACAGGTCAAAGAGATGTCTGGACAATTAACTGGTCAGGGTCCTGATCCTTTGATACAACTCAAGGAGAAGGAACTGGAGATCAAGTCTCAAGCGGAGCAAGCGGATGCGCAGATCGATCAGGCGAAATTGCAGCTTGACGCTCAGAATCAGCAGATGCGGGCCGAGCAGTTTCAGCAGCGTCTGGCGAGCCAAGAGGCTCAGACGGACAAACGGATTGAGAGTGCTATGCAGCGTGAGTTGTTGAAACAGAGAGGACAGAATAATGGCTAAAGTTAAAGTAAACGGTTCAGCACCGGGTCCCGCGCCAAAAGCGGTTCCTTACGCCGATATTAAGGGCCAAGGTCGTATTCCTTATGGCAAGACTGCGGACGTTAAGGTTCCTTCTGCTACGACGGATTATTCTGGTGAGATGAAGGTTCGTCGTGGTGTTGCTCGTGGTATGGGAGCGGCAAAACGGGGCGGCGGCTACATCGAGTGTTAGGCGATGGAGATTGCGGCTCTTTGGAACGTCGGCTTAACTGCCGCCATAGGCTTTGTTGGTTGGTGGGCTAAGACTCAACATGACGAGGTTAAGCGTATACAAATTCTTTTGAACCGGACCCGCGAGGAGATGGCGAAGGAATATGTAACAAAAACAGATAGTTCGGCTGTACTGGGCCAAATTGTAGCAAGATTTGATCGAATAGAGGAAAAAATAGACCGATTGATGGAGCGGTGAGATGTGGTGTGTTCTTGTATTTGTCGGGTACGGACACACTTTCGTAAACAACTACGGCACGTTGTTCTATAAAGCCTGCTACTACGACTGTGGTGCACCGGGCGGAAAGAACGGTCAATGGTACGATAAACGGCGCGTTGTCCATCCAGACGCTTACTGCCCTG